CTCGAAACAGCTTGTATACCAGACAAAATTAGCGGCCTAGACCGTACATTAACTGAAGAACTTTGTGAACCGTCTTACACTATGGTACGTGAGGACTACATTCAACTTGAGTCCAAACGTGATATGCGCCGCAGAAATGTGGCTTCCCCTGACGCGTCTGACGCCCTCGCCTGCACCTTCGCCTTTCCATACGTCATTCCCTCATTCACCTCTCCCCGTGAGCCGGAGTATTACACTCCAGCTAGCGGCCATACACAGGAGCAATACGCATGAGTCTATCCCAACCAGGACCTACAGTCGTAACCCCCCGTCGAGTCCCAACCCAAGCCAGTTTCTTTGGTCGAGGAGCAAACCCGTTCGGAAACTCTAAACTATTCCGCAAAAAACCCACTCCAGTGGTTCCACAGGATAACACCACCTCTACCTCTCGCCCCTCACTAATCGGAAACTAACATGGTTATTCGGACAGACTTAGCTGAGGTTCATGCCAAACAACGGCGCCTCATCGCTGCGATGGGTGCAGTGCGCGCGCCGTGGTTTAATCACTGGCGGACACTTAGTGACTACTATTTACCTCGCCGCTACCCCCAACTCTTAACGGCCCGTGAGGCCAAGTCCGTTGACCGGCGGAACACTAAACTCCTATCGAGCGTAAGCACCATGGCTGTTCGCACTCTTGCGTCAGGAATGATGAACGGCATCACCTCCCCCTCCCGTCCATGGTTCCGCCTTCGCCTATCAGGTGTCGACAATGAAACCATGTCTCACGCAACTAAAATTTGGTTGAGTGAAGTCACTGACATCCTCTACCGTATTATGTCAGAAAGCAATTTCTACAACTCTATGGCAGTTCTTTACCTTGAATGGAGTTGTTTCGGCACAGCCTCCCTCATAATATACGAGGATGAAAAAGACGTTATTCGCTGCCACAATATCCCCATGGGTGAATTTTACATTTCCCAAGACGACACTGGCCGTGTCAATCGCCATGCGCGCGGGTTCTCTCTGACCGTAGAACAACTCGTTTCTCAATTTGGCCTCGATAACGTAAGTGAAGAAGTTAAACGTAAGCATGAACTTGGTGGGGAAAACTTAACCCACTCAGTCACAGTACTTCATCTGATCGAGAAAAACTCAAGTGACGATACAATCCTACAGGCAAGTGCGCCGTACCGTGAGCTGTACTGGGAGGAGAGTGCTGATGCTGGTCACTACTTGTCAATCAAACCTTTCTATGACTGGCCGTGTCTCACCCCTCGTTGGGAGTTGTTAGGTAACGAACCCTACGGAACTTCCCCGTCTATGGATGCTCTTGGTGACGTGATCGAACTACAACACGCAAAAAAGCTGAAAGGCGAAGGGAAAGAGAAAGAAGTCCATCCGCCGCTTATCGTGGACCGTCAGTTAGCAAACGCACCAAAAGCTCTATCTGCTCGTGGTATGACGTATGCCAACACCGCTAACTCTAACTTCGGCGCGAAGAAAGCCTATGAAACACGCCTACCGTACCAAGAGTTGACTGCGGATGAACTTTCCTTAACGGCTGATATTCGTGAAACGCATTACAATCAGTTGTTTAATATGATTTCTCAACTCGATACGGTTCGAAGCGCGACTGAAATTAACGCCCTGTTAAGCGAACGCTTGGTCCACCTAGGCCCAGTCCTTAACCGCTTCGAAAATGAGGGGCTTGACCCAACAATGACTCGCGTATATGCCATAGCTGACAGGCGCGGTATGCTCCCAGAACCTCCAGAAGAACTTTCGGGCGTGGATATTCAGGTACAGTATGTAGGCGTACTTAGCGATGCACAACGGGCAGTTTCAACAGCTTCAACCGAACGCTTTATGCAGTTCGTTGCGGAAACATCATCAGTCTACCCTGAGGTACGGGAAATCCCTGACCCAGAGGAAATTGTTCGTGATTACGGTGAGAGCCTCGGTGTGCGTCCGGCGAACATGCGCAGCCGCGCTGAGGTGGAGGAACGACTCAACTCCGCGAAACAAAAGGAGGAGTTGGCTGAAACTGCCGCTATCGGAGGTGAATTGGCGCAGGGCGCAAAAGCACTAAGCGAGACTAACGTAGGTGGGGGAGCTAACGCTCTCGAACAGCTGTTGGGGGGCTAGTTGGAGGTACTGGTATGGCTGTATCTTTTTAAGATAGAGCCGTATCAAAACCAGCAAGCAATTGCCTTGCGTTATTAACCTATATATGGTATCGTTCAGAAGGAATAAACATATGGCTAAAAACCTGACAAAAACCGCAAAAGACTGGGACAACTACGATGCACTTAGAATTGAGCTCGCAATCAGAGAACTCGCAGCTTCTAAAAATTTGCGCTATTTCATTAACTCCCTTCTTGTCGGCTGCGGCGTTTCAACCACTCCAAGAGGAAGTGACGCACTCGAAACTCAATTTCTTTGTGGCCGCCATTCAGTTGGAATGGACCTCCTAACAACTATTCTCCAACACGACCAAACTCTTTACCCTGCACTTATTGAGGAAGATCAAAATGAACAAAGAGACCGACAACGAACCACGGCCGGATACTGACGACAAAAATACTGACGACAAAGACACGTCGTCACTTCTCGACGAGGAAGTCACTGATACCGAGACCCCTGACGATAAGTCGTCACTTCTCGACGATGAGAAGAAAACATCTAGTGACGACAAGGAAAAAGAAAGTGTTTCCGAGCCGCTCACCCTCGAGGCCTTTGACCTCCCAGAAGATCTCGAGTTGGACACTGAGGTTTTTGACTCCGCACTTGCGATCATCAATGACCCAAAACTAACTGCCCAAGAAATTGGGAAACAACTAATCGAAATGCAAATCAAAGCAACGCAAGAGGCTAATGGTGCTGCGGAAGATGCTGCGAAAGCGGCGGAAAAAGCAGGCGATACCGCGTGGGATGAAATGCAAGTTGAGTGGCAAGCCAAGGCAAAAGCCCTTCCTAAAATAGGCGGGGAAAATTTGACCGGAACACTTACCACAATTAAAGCCGGACTCAAAAAAGTCGGCGCAAGCAAAGAAACTTTCGAAGCCTTTGCGTTAACTGGCGCCGGTAATCACCCAGAAGTAATTCGGGTACTCCATGCTTTAACACTACCTCTCGCGGAGAGTGGCCCTATTCAAGGGTCACAAAACTCTCCTAAACTTTCTCGTGCCGAGCGACTTTACGGCACTAATAATTAAGGAATAAACTTATGGCGGTACTAAACGTCACTAACCCTACACTGATGGATATCATCGCGGCTACTGATCCTAACGGCAGTATCTCTGCAGTGGTTGAAATTCTGAACGAAACTAACGAAATCCTTCTGGATATGACTATGGTGGAGGGTAACCTCACCACAGGACACAAAACCACAATTCGCTCAGGCCTTCCCTCGGCGACTTGGCGTATTCTCTATTCAGGCGTTCAACCTACCAAGTCAACTCGTGTGCCTATTACTGATACGATAGGTATGCTTGAAGCCTACGCTGAAATCGATAAAGCGGCGGCGGAACTCAACGGAAACACTAAAGAGTTTCGCATGGACGAAGATCGTGCATTTATTGAAAGCATGAATCAGTCAATGGCCGACACCTTGTTCTCAGGTGACGAGTCAATCAACCCTGAACGCTTCACAGGCTTTGAAGCACGTTTTAATAATTTAGCGGCCGACAATGCGGATAACATTATCGACGCTGGAGGTACAGGTAACGACAACGCATCAATTTGGCTCATCGGTTGGGGCAAAAACACTTGTCACGGTATCTACCCTAAAGGGTCTAAGGCAGGGTTATCTGTTGAGGACCTCGGGCAAGAAACGCTGACAGATGCGAATGGGGGCCATTACGAGGGCTATCGCACTCACTACGTTTGGAAGAACGGCCTCACAGTTCGTGACTGGCGGTATGTGGTGCGCATCTGTAATATTGATCGTTCGGCACTTACTTCGGACGCGGCGACAGGGGCGAACCTTCCAGAACTGGCTTTCCAAGCTATGGACCTTGTACCTAACTTGTCTATTGCACGGTTTGCTTACTACTGTGACCGTGGGGTCCGCACAAAATGGCGTCAGCAAGCAGCGGCATTAACTTCGCAATCCACACTCACCACGGAAGAGGTTGGCGGTGTCGTCATTACCAAAGCAAATTCCATTCCAATTCGCCGCG